GCAACATCCTTAATAAAAAACAAAATGCAAGAATATGACGTTAGCTTGCCAGACACGAACACTTTACAGCAGCTTATTCCAGAGCCGAACAAAAGCTCGTCTTTGTCTGCTGTAAGTCCCGTTGCGCCAGGACCCGAACAATTCTACGGAATACCGCAACAGGCTTCTCAACCAAGTATTCGTCAACAAGCCGCTACCAATCCTGGCATAGCGCAGGCTTTGGGAATTCGCGGCGCAACCGCAGGATTGCTAAATAGATGAAATCAACAACAATAGACCAGCTGCGTCAGGAGCTTGCTTCTGATGAGGGCTGTAAGTACGAAATTTATCTCGACCACCTAAATTTGCCCACATTTGGAATTGGTCACTTGGTTCGCAAGGAAGATAAGGAATATGGCCTACCAGTGGGCACGGTAATAGAACAAGAGCGTGTAGCTACTGTGTTTAAGTTGGACATTGCCGTAACGCTAGATGATTGTCACCGTCTATACCCAGACTGGAATGACTTGCCAGAAGAGTGCCAGCTTATAATTGCAAATATGATGTTCAACCTCGGCTACCCACGCCTGTCGAAGTTTAAAGGCATGAAAGCCGCTGTAGATGCAAGGTCATGGGATTCCGCAGCGGACGAGATGGTAGATTCCAAGTGGTACACCCAGGTTCCGAACCGCGCACGGCGTTTAGTAGCAAGAATGAGAGCATTGGCAAATGATACCGAAGATTGAGGCAACAACACAGCCGCTACCAATGAAGAAGCATTGCCGCCGTTGTCCGCGCTGTAGCGAACCATTAAAGACTGTATATGTTCACGGGCATACACAATGCGTCAATTGCGATTGTATCATTGACGATTGCTGTCAGGGGGAAACCTGTCAGGCGGCTCCAGACTTATCGTAGCTACAACGCCAGGCGACAGGCTCGTAAGGAAATCCTCTTTCCTTGAATATTTTAACTGACTCTACGCTCATAGTATGTGCGCGATTTTTGCATTCTAAAAAAGAGTCGTAAGGCCCCCAATTGTCGGTAAGCTGGAAACAGCCACTATATCCACTGCCAGCAATAGCGCAGGCAATAACTATTGCTGTGTACATTTTACATTTCCAGCTCTACTACAATTTCCATTTCAGAGTGTCTAGGAGTTAGCATTTGTAGATTACAGGTGCCGCACACCATGTAATCTTCTTCAAATCCGTCAGACTTAAAATTCATTTGAGTCTCACATTTTGGACACACACCATCTGAAATGCGCCGTGCTATCTTTCCATCACCTTCTTGTATCATGGGAAAACTCCCCAAAAAGTTGTCAGATACATGTATTTAGGTCATAATAGTTGTATATTGTCAAGAAATAAATTTCATACTTCCAATGGGGGGAAGATGTTAAATGCTTTCGAGGCTGGAAAATTAGGCGAACATATATGTATGGTTCGTCTGATGAAGATGGGTGTAGCTTGTGAATTGGTTAATTTGGACACAATAGATATCGTTGTGCATTATAATAATCGGCTTATAAAAATACAGGTAAAGTCTAGCATCTTAAAAAGCAAAGACTCCAAAAGCCGCCGCAGCGGGTATCAATATAATACCTCTTACAGTGGCAAGAAAATACCGCTAACAAGAGAACAGTGCGATATAATAGCGTTTGTTGCAGTGGAGCCAGAACGAGTTATATTTGCTCACATAGATTGTGTTACTGGACAAGTGACAAGAAGATTTGCCCCAGCAAAGTTTGACAAAGATAATTTAGAAGAGCGGTCATGGCAGAAGTGCCTAGACCGCATTTTTCTGTCCGACTGAACCGATACCCTGCCCTTCATAGTTCTGGCTAAACTTTGCTTTATATTCCTGATTAACCATCCTAGTGATTTGCTGCCGAATATTTCTATCTTCAGAATCACAAATCTTGCGTAATTTATTGTAGGTGCTAATGTCTATACCTACACTTTTCCATTTTGATGTGTCCGCCATATCAACCTCCGAAGGGAACCATAAGATGCCATATAATAAGAGATTCTACCATAAAAATAAATTTGGCGCAAAAAAGACCGAATTCATGGGAATGAAGTTTGACAGCAAGTGGGAGGCTGAAAGATATGGTCAACTATGGAAGATGCAGGAGAATAAAGAGATACGCGACCTAGAAAGACAGGTGCGTTTTAATATTGTTATTGGCGAACATAAAATCTGTGCATACATAGCTGATTACACCTATTACAAGCCCAATCAAGACGGTGTAGATGAATTTATTGTGGAAGATGCAAAAGGCGTAGAAACCGATGTTTTCCGCCTAAAAAAGAAACTCATGCTGGCAGTAAATGGCATTGATATAAAAATTTCTAAAAAATAATACTTGCAAAGACGAAAAAGTTTTCCTATGTTGTTTTTAACGATATACAACTAAGGAGGTCTAAATGACTGATATGTTATCAGTGTCTTCCTCTTCATTGTCTGAACTTGACATCTTCAAGCAAGAGCTTGAGCAGACAATCTTGGAAGCACAAGAAAAGCTAAAGCTCATCAAGAGCGAAATCGAATCTAGGTATCTTGAACGTGCTCAAGACAAGCTTAGACAAGAAGGCAAAGACTTTGGCAGCGTTACTGTTAATGACAGTGGATACAAAGTCAAAGTCAACCTTCGTAAGCGTGTAGAGTGGGAACCTGGTATTCTTATCAAGGTGCTTAATAGCATGGATGAGGATACGGCTCGTCACTACGCACAAGTCAAATACACTATCCCAGAAGCAAAATACAACGCCGCACCGCCAGAGATTAAAGGTGCTCTGAGCGAGGCTCGTACTGTATTCTTGCAGGGTATTAGTGTGGATTTAGAGAGGGATGATGATGCTTAATATCATTACAGCAGAGCAAAGGCTCAAAGAAAAGAAAGGCCACAAAATGGTTGTTTGTGGTCAGTCGGGGGTGGGCAAGACTTCTCTTGCCCGTACCCTAGACCCATCCAAGACATTATTCATGGACTTGGAAGCGGGGGATGCGGCTATCGAAGGTGTAGCCATTGATGTTATCCGTCCGCGCACATGGCAAGAGTGCCGCGACTTCGCGGTATTCTTAGGTGGGGCTAACCCATCATTGGGTGAAGAGGCTACATATAGTCAGGCACATTATGAGTATGTATGTCAGACATATGGCGACCCAGTAGAGTTGTTATCTAAGTACGATACCATCTTTGTTGACTCTATCACCGTTGCTGGACGCTTGTGTTTTACGCATTGTCAGAACCAGCCTGAGTGCAAATCAGAACGTACTGGCAAGCTAGATACTCGTGCGGCATATGGTATGCAAGGCAGAGAGATGATGTCATGGTTGTCTCACTTACAGCATATCCGTGATAAGAATGTTATCTTTGTAGGCATTCTTGACGAGAAGGTTGATGATTACGGGCGACAGACTTATGAACTGCAAATTGAGGGTTCTAAGACAGGTCGTGAGTTGCCTGGAATTGTTGATGAAGTTATCACAATGGCTATCATGCCAGACGATAACGGCAACCCTTATCGTGCTTTTGTTTGTCAGACACTGAACCAGTGGGGCTACCCTGCTAAAGACAGGTCTGGTAGACTTGACCTTTTAGAAGAACCACATTTAGGTAATCTTCTAAAGAAAATGTCAGGTGGTAAGCCACAGGCTGAACGCCCGATGAATTTTGTAAATCCCAATGAAGTAAGAGTAGAGGACGAAACCAATGCTTAATTTAAATGAAATCCCTGTATCAAGCGGAAGCAACGAACCATTAACACTTATTCCTGATGGAACCGTTGTTCGCGGCGTATTAATGTTTCAAGGCGGCGACCATATGATGCCAGACTTCTCACAGAACGCGATGTTCTTTAAGAAGTCAGCGCATACCAGTGCTGTATGGATGCCTATTGAAATGACTATCGTGGGCGGTCAGTTTGACAAGCGCAAAGTATGGCAGAACATTTTTGTTCATGGCGATGCTATTGATGAAGCTACTGGCGTGTCAAAGGCTCGTTTGATTGGGCTGGATACAATCCGCAAGATTGTTAACAGCGCACATAATCTTTCTGCCACAGATATGTCGCAAGAGGCGCAAGCGAAACGTCAAATCAATGGCGTTGAAGATTTGCAAGGTTTGGAAGTGTGTTTTGTAGTCGGGATTGAAAAATCCAATGACCCACAATACGCAGACAAGAACCGCATCAAAACATTCTTGTCACCAGACAGTGGGGACTTTATTCCTGCAAATGGCTCTGGAGCGCCTTCTGCGGCTTCTCCGTTGTCTCCAATGCCACCACAGGTGCAACAGGCTATGAACGCACAGATGCCGCCTCAACAGGCTCAGAGCGGCGTTACACCAGCTTGGGCACAGAAGTAACCTTTAAAGGCGTACTAACGGCATCCTTAGTTGGTCGTTAGCTGGTTTGGGTGGCACCAGTGCCGTAAAGCCACCCCACATTTATAGAGGGAAAAATGTTAAAACATGTAGATTTATGCTCTGGAATTGGGGGCTTCGCTCTTGGTTTTAAATGGGCGGGTTTATCAAAGCCCGTCCTTTTTTGTGACATTGAGTTGTGGTGCAGACAATTACTCGCACAGAACTTTCCAAATGTGCCTATTGCCGAAGATGTTAAGGAGATAGCAAATGACCCAAAAAGATTTATTCCAGAACCCATCGGAATCCTCACAGCAGGATACCCCTGTCAGCCCTTCTCAGC